GGATGCGCTGGAACATGAACTCGCGGCCCCACATGTTGCCCGCACTCTGCCGGCGCACGATGGCGGCGAGCTGCAGCGCCTGCTCGGCCTGCAGATAGTATTTCTCGACATTGGCATGGGTCACGAGCTTCTCGAAGAAGGTCGGGTCGACGATGGCTTCGATGCCGTTCATCACCTCGCCCTGCAGATTGCCGGTGACTTTCTGCCAGATCGCGGCGCATTTCGAATTGACGTCGGTGGTGGATGTGCCGAGCACGAAATCCACGGTCGTGTTGGAAATGCCGAACACGGTGTAGAGGTTGTAGATCGTGGCGCCGTTGCCGTCCGTGATCAGGCCCTGCAGCGCGCTGGCGCGCACCCACTCGCGGGTGATGGCATGGGTGTTGCGGATGTTCATCAGCCGCTTCGCCACTTCGTCTTCCAGCGTGATATGCCGCTTGGTGCGGCCGGTCACCACGAGGATATCCTGCAGATCCTTCGGCGTGATCAGGTCGAGCGAGGGGAAATGCGGAATCTCGAGGAAGATCGTCTTGCCGGTCTCGGCCGCCGCCGGCGTCGAGGGCGCACCACGCTCCTTGGCCGGAAGCACGCGCAGGATCTTGTTCTCATAACGCATCTCGACGATGGTCGAGATCGAGCCCTCGGTCGGAAAGATGTTCCGCTCGTTGAGCAATCCGAAGAGATTCGGAATGACGTTGACCTGGTCGGTCAGGTCGGTCGCGGTATAGGGAAACGTAAGTGCAAGGTCTTCCATGGTCGCAAATCCTTAGATGTTGGAGATGATGAAGTGCGGCCATGTGGCCGTGGGGTTTACGAATGACGACTGTGCTGTCGACGACGCTTGCGGCGTCGCGACGGGATCAGCTGCTGCGGACGATCATCCCGAGGGCCGCAAGCTGGGCATTGATCGCGTTCTGCTGGGTCGTTGTCGATCCGGAGGGATAGATCAGACCATCGGCCAGGAGCACCGCCATACGCTCGACCACAACGATCGGTGCGTCGGCGCCGGAGGGCACCATGGTCTGACGAATGCCGACGCCGATCGCATTCTGCGAGCCGTCGGTCGCAGCCAGGTCGAGCGGCACCACTTTGCCGGATCCAGCCACGACCGTGATGTTGAAACCGTCACCCGCGACGAACGCTGTACCGCTCGCGGTGATAGTGAAGCCGACCTGGTTGGCGAATGCCACGCCGGTCGCGCCCTCGGCGACCAGCTTGCCGTTGGGGTCGATGACGTTGAACTTGGTCGCCGCAATGAACTCGACCTGGTAGACGCCGACCTGGATGCCGACCTGGTCGGTCACAGCACTCGAGGTGCCGGTGCCGGTATTGCCGGCATTGGCCGCGGCGACCGGCGCCGCTGCGCTGGCATTGATCCGGCCGAGCACGATGCCGATGTCGAGCAAGCCGCCGCTCGGCCCCTGGGTGAAGGCGGCGGCGCAATTGGCCAGCGCGGTCTCCTGCTCGAACGAGAATTCCTCGTCGACGAACCACTTGAGAACGGCGGTCTGCAGTTTCGGGCGCACAATAGTCTGGGTGAACATGACGTTGGTCTCCGTTTCGAATGGCGGCGTCGCGCCGCGAGGTTTCAATCAGGGATGGGACAGGCTCGCCGATGCGCTCAGTGCGCGGCGGACGTTCCGGTTTTCTTCGCGACCATTTTCTGCACCGCCGCGGCAAGTCCGGTGCTGGCGGAGGTCTGATCGCCGGACTCCGCGGCGTCGACCCTTGGCGCAGGCACATGGCCGTCGAGCCGCGAGACCTTCTGCGCTTCGGGCGCGGCCTTCAGCATGCTGACCGCCTGCTCGTGAGACAGCTCGGTGTCGAAGGCGATAGAATGCGCGAGCTGCTCGCGGCCCTTCGCCTCGGGGGCTGCGATAATCGACTTGATCCGGGCAGAGGCGGCCTTGGCGCCGTCGGTGCGGCCCGAGGCATTTGCCGCGGAAAGATTGGTCTCATATTCGCTCTGCGTCATGCCGACCATTTTCGGCGCGGTGCCCGCAGGCGGGGCCGGCGCGTCTGCCGCGGCCACGCGCTCGCCGCCGACGTTCGCAGCAATCGCAGCCGCCGACGTTCCATTCATCGCAGCCGCGTGCACGGCGGCAAGTCCACTTTCCTTGCTCATCGAAGATTCTCCTGGTGATGGGGCGTCAGCCCCGTTGATTGACAGCAGCCAAAAACGTTTCGAATGCTTCAGAGGGACGGACAACGCCGTCGGCGAGGCCCGCGGCGACGGCGGCTTCGCCGCGGAAGGTGTCGGCTTCCGTCGCCAGCGCTGCCTCTTTGGAAAGCCGGCCGCCGCGGTAGCGGCTAACGGTCGCCGCGAACTGGTCACGGCCGCGATCGAGCTCGGCGCGGATCCGCGAGGCAACCTCGGGCGGCAACGGGCCGAACGGATTGCCGTCGACCTTTCGCGCACCCGAACTCAGCAGGGTCACGTTGACGCCGTCGGATTCGAGTTTCTTGGAGAAATCGACATGCATGGTCATGACGCCGATCGAGCCGGCGCCGCCGGTTTCCGGCAGCACGATCTGGCGCGCCGCCGCGGCAAGCAAATATCCGCCGGAATAGGCAAAATCGGTCAGGATCGCGATGGTCGGCTTGATCGCCGACAGTTCTGAAATCATATCGGCGGTATCGAATGCGCCCGCCGCCTCGCCGCCATAGGAATCGACCTCGAACACCACACCCCGGACGCTGCGATCAGCTGCAGCGCGCATCACCTGCGTCTGGATGCCCTCATAGGAGGTATCGCCGGAATAGCTGCCGATCCATTTGCCCTTGTGCACCAGCGTGCCTTCGACCGAGATCACCGCGACGTGGTCGATCACCGTCAGGATGCGGTCGCCGGCGCCGCGCTCCTCGAGGCGGCGGCCGAGCTGGTCGCCGAGCCGTCCCATGGACTCGCCAGAGGAAAACGCCACATGGTCGACGGCCTCGGCGCCGGCCACCGCGACGCGAGTGCCTAAAATGCGCGAGCCCAGACCCTCGGCGATCGCCGCGGCTTTGCCGGGCTCGATCATCAGCATCGAATTGAAGGCGCGCGCGGCGACGTGCGGAAGCAGCGTGGTCATTTCGGCCTCGCATTCTGTTCCGCCATTACTGCAAGGCGTTGCTCGATCGAAATGATGCTGCCGCCTAGCAATTCCACATTGCTCTGAACCGATTCGATTTTAGCGGCGTTGGTAGCGTCATCTTCACTTTGGTCGGTCGGATCCGGGACGATGGCGCCAGGTGCCGCTTCAGCTCGAACAAGGCCCCTCGCCTCGATCTCGATCTTTTCGAGTGCCGCCTGGTCGAGCACCTCTTCCCAGTCGAGGCCCTGCTGGGCGCACTCGATTTCCTGCGTCGAGGTGAGGTTGCCGATGCGGATCGCCGAGCCCTCGGCTTCCTTGACCGGATCGACGTAGCCGCGGCCGGGCCCGATCCAGCGGGCGCCGAGATAGGCGGCCGGCATTTCCATGAAATCGGGCGCACCCGCCGGTGGCTTGATGTAGCCGCGGTCGAATGCCTCTTCCATCACGGCGAAATAGATCGGCGTCTGCACCTGTTCGATCAGGATCGCGCTCAAGGTCTGGATATGCCGCCAGACTTCGTTGAGCGCGGCCCTTGCGGAAGAATAATTGGTCTTCGACCAATCCATCGATACCTGTTCATAGGAAAGCCCGCGCGCCGAGGCCACCGAACGCAGGAACGCAGTCTGGAAACCTTCGAACGCCTGTGTCTGCCGCGGCGAGGCATTGATCTTGACCTCGTCGCCGATCGCCATCACCGGAATCCGAACGCCATTGAGATAGGCGGGATTCTCGCTGTAATAATTCGTGCGCTTGTCGGCAAACGTCATGCTCTGGGGCGTGAACGCCGACGTCGCGTCCTGCACGGGCAAATTCGAATAGACAAACGCCGCAAACAGCGCGTTGACGGTGGCCGAGGCTAATTCAGTGTCGGCGAATTTCGAGATCATGCGCAATCGCGGCATCAACGCGGCGAACGGCGTGATGGCGCGGCTCTGGTCCTCGCGTTCCGGTTCGAAGCCATGGATGAAAACCGGTCTGCCCCATGATGTGGCGCGCGGTATCCGGGTCCATTGCAGGATCTGGGCGAAGCGAAACCAGTCGGCGGGATGGCCGTTGCGCACCTGGTAGGCGAGCGGGACGCCGTCGGAATCGAATTCGATGCCGCCGCGCAGCTTCAGCGTGTCCGGTTGGCCCATCGGATTGCAAAGGCGGTCGGGGTCGACGAGCCGGAAACATGTCGCATAGCGCCCGGTCGATTCGGGCTTCCAGGACATATAGCCGGTGGTCTCGTTGAGCGTGACGTAGGTGCGCGCGGCGAGCCGCATCTGGCCGTTGTGCGACATTCGGCGCTGCGCATCGCAGTGGCGCATTGGGTTGTTGGCGTAGGCGTTCCATTCGCTCTTCAGCGATCGCTTCAGCTCCTGGATCACCTTGGCGTCGGCTTCGTTCGTCGGATCGAGGCCGAGCGCGCGGGCGTCGGGCTGCGGCGACAACCGGATGCAGGCGCCGACCAGCATGTCGACCAGGCGCATGACGATCGCCGCGGCATGCGGGTCGTTGCGCACCAGGTCGCGGGCGCGCATGCCGGCGAGATAGCGGTCGTACAGCGTCGAGGATTCGCCGGAGGTGAACGGCGGCCGCCAGGCATAGGTCTCCTGGCTCTGCAGCGACGCGCCGCGATAGGCGGAACGGTCGGTCTGGCCGCCGAACGCGGCCATCTGCTGGCCGTTGACGCTGATGTTGTAGCTAGGCTGCATCGGAGTTCGTCAACTCGCCGTTGGAATCATAGCTATGGCTCACAAAATGACCCGTCGGCTGTGCTGCCGGAGTCGAAGGGGCAGACGCGGCGGCCGGCGGATTTTGCGCCAGCAGATCGGGCTTGCGGTCGCGATTTTTCTTGCTCACCGGAATCCTCAAAACACGATGCCAATCGCGCCGCGCGTGTTGACGCCGGCGATCTGGTCCTGCAGCTGCTGCACATAGGCCATCAGCTTGTCGATATTGGCCGGTGTGAACTTGGTGGTGAAGCCGCCGGCGACGGTGACCTCGACGGCCGATTTCCCGATCTGCAGGCGGTGCAGCGCGAGCTGCGCGTCGGCGAGCATGTCGGTGAGTGATGGGACGCTAGCGGTCATTTACCACGCACCCTTGTTGAGATCGGCGAGGCCATCGCCGTAGAGGCCGCCGGACGAAGAAGCCGGCGCGGTCGGTTCGGTTTTTTCCGGAGCGCCCGCGAATTCCTTCGGCGTGAACAGATCCGGCGCCTTGAGGTCTGCCGGAATGCCGCGCTCCTTGGCGCGCTGCGCCCAGTCATCCCTGGTAAACGAAGCCAGATAGGCCTCCGCGATCGCCATGCCGTAGACCCGACAATCGAGGAAATGGTTTTCGGCGCCCGAGCGGACCTTCCACAACTGGCGCTCACGCCCGCGGAATTTCTCCTTCGCAAGATATTCCGACGTGATCTGCTTGAAGTAGATCTCGTCGAGAAAACTCCCGAAGTGACAGAACCCCGCCGGATATGCCGGCGCGCCGTGCTTCAGCTCGGACACCAGCGCGAGGTAGCTGTAGAACGTGCTCTTCAGCGGCCAGGTGCCGACACCGCGCAGTTTCGCGCCTCCCTTGATCCGCCGGCCGCGATAGTCGACGTCCTGGTCGCTGGCGGTGCCGAGGGCCGGCCTGCCCCAACCGTCCCTGCCCTGCAGTGCCTTGGTGCCGGCGTGTCGACGGGTCCACTCATAGACCGTGTTGGTGCGATAGTTGGCGTCGATGCCGAATTCGTCATGGCGCCAGGTGTTGCCGTAGGCGTCGGGCCAGTGCCGGTTGTAGAGATCGGTCAGCGCGGCGAACGCGCCGGCGTCGACCTCGGTGGTATCGCCGTCGAGATAGCCGGCCTCGATCACCCAGGTGCGCCGATCCGGCGCGTGCGCCAGCACCTCGTAATAGATGCCGCGCATCTGGACGTCGCAGGCAACCGTGACCAGCAGCGCGCCGACCGGGATATGGCCCTGGCGGTACTCCTCGCGGCGCGCCATCAGCTTTTCGTGGTCGGGCGCATCGCCGCGGAAGCGATATGGAAGCCCGAGCACCAGGTTGTGAAAATCCTTTTTCGCGGTCTCAGTCTTCTGCGACTTGGTCCAGTCCTCTGCGATCGCCTCGTAGCTCATCATCAGCGAGATGAAGGCGTCGATGTGAAAGCCGGGATGCGTGCCGGGCTCGTCGACGCTCGCTACCCAGCGGCCGGCGCGAACCGCCAGCACGCGCTCGGCCTCGGTGACGTGGTGGCCGCAGTGGCAGCGGTAGGTGGAACGATGCGGATGCTCGGCGTCGATGGTGAAGCGGTCGAAGTGATGCACGAACAGGTTTCGACACTCGGGGCAGATGCAGTTCCAGAAGCGCTGATCGGAGCGGCGGAAGGCGCGATCGATGCGGCAGTGCCCCTCGACCTTGTCGCCATCCTCGCCGACGTCGACCTCGGGCGTCGAGATCGCGAGTATCTTGTAGCCCTTGGTGCGGCGGAACGAGGTGAAGCGGCCGAAGAACAGCGTTTCCGGATCGGCGCCGTTGTCGAGCGTCTCCCATTTCGAGACCTCATCCTTGACGCCCTTCTTCGCCGTCTTGCTGGAGAGGTCCATCGCGCTGTTGGCGTTGGCGAGCCAGATCCGGCCGCCGTTGAAAACCTTCTCATAGGTGGTCGAGCCGGCGCCCGATCGCGAGGTCTGCGGAACGATCACGTTCCGTCTGATTTTTTCATGCCACTTGTCGATCAGCGGCTGCAGCTTGCCGGAGTTGAGCTCGCGCAGCGCGTCGATGCCGGGGATGGCATAGAGCGTGTTGGCGCGTTCACGGTCGGCGATATACAAACACCAACCAAGTGCCAGGATCGACGCGCCGGATTGCTGCGATTTGCGGATCGAGACTTCGCTGCACGGGTTATCGTCCGAAAGACAGTCGGCTATCTCGACCAGGTACGGCGCGCCGGCCGCGTTCCACATTTCGCCGGCTTGCGGGCCGTCGACCAGCACGAGATTTTCGCCGAGCCAGCGCGAGAACGGCAGCGGCTCGGGGGGGCGGATCAGTTCGGCCAGGCGCGAGGCCAGAAGATGCAGCGCGCCAGGATGAAAGTTCACTGCGCTGCCCGTTCGTCGGCCAGTTCGTCGTCGGCGCCGGCGGAATCGGTTTTTGGTGCCTCGGTGGCGATGCCGGTCAGCGCCTCGGCAATTTCGATGCGCAGCTTGGCGGCGAGCTGCTTCAGTGCGACGCGGACGCCATGCACGCCTTCCTTGGCAACGGCAGCAACCATGTCGTCGGCGACGTTCGGCAACCGGTCGACGATCGACGTGATCGAGGTCGCGCAGGTGACGACGGCATCGGTCACGCGATCGACCCGCACCAGCTCGCCGCGGCGCTCCTCGAGATCGAGGCGCAGGCGCTCCGACTCATGCCAGGTCTTGGTGCGAAGCGCTTCCTTGTAGCTTTCGTTATCGTCGGCTGGCTTGGCCGCAGGCGCCGCGCCCTGGTCGGCACGCCCTGGCGCCTGCGCCTTCGACGGATCATCGGTGCGGCCGCGCAGACGGTCATACTCGACGACGTTGAGCTTCTTGACGAAGCCTCTGCTGTCGCGCTCGACCGTCAGTCCGAGTTCGATCAGGTCCTTGACCTTTTTGCTGACCGCCTGTTTCGAAACGCGATCGCGCTCGGCGACCTCCGAAACCGTCAACATCACCGCCCGAGGCGGCTGCGACAGGCCGGGAAGCGTTCCGTCAACCGTGGTCGTTACCTCCGTCAACATGGTCAACCGTGATTTTCACGCTGTTTGGCTGGCGGGATTTCGGGCGCAGCGTGGCCGCATGGGGTCAGGGATCGGGGAAGGACCCGTGCGACAATTGTGTCACTGTGGCCCTCCCGCAACGGCTTAGGTCAGTTGCTACCCGCCGGGCGCGCGGCCCGCGAGGATGGCGTTGACCTCGATAACCAGACGAGCGGGAAGCTCGGTGGCAACGGTTCGCTCGAAAGCGGCTTTGCTTTCGGCCTTGACCATTTCGGCCGGGATCGCTGGCCCAAACAGTTTGTGGATTGGGAAGCGTTCCTTGCCCTTGCGCACGAAGACGTGGCCGCCGAGCGACGGTGCGATGAAGGCGTGCGGAAAGAGATGGCGCTTCCCCCATGGGGCTGCGCTGACGCCCCGCTTGGTCTGACGCGGGCCAAACTCCTTCAGCGACATGTAGCTGCCGTGCGCGATGATGCGATAAACCAGCATGGCGTTGCTGGCCGGCGCAGTGTGCAGCGCCTGGCGCACCTTGCCGTATTTGAGCCCGGTCTGTTTCACCAGCACGCGGCCGATCTGGGTGCGCGCCTTGTCGCCGGTATGATTGATCGCCCGCCGCAGCGCCGGCTTGATGTTGTGGCCGGCGCGCTCCAGCACCGACACCAGCTTCTGAAAGCCGCGCGTATCGATGCTGACCTTGAGCTCGGCCGCCATTACCGCTTCCTCAACGTAGCGAGCCGCGCTACGGCGGCACGGGCCAGCGCACCGCTGCGGACATCCTCGCGAAAGGTGCGGCCGACCAGCGATAGTTCGCGCCCGACATCGCGCACGTCGCCCTTTTGGCCGGCTTCAACCGCGCGCTGCAGTGCTTGCCTGCGTTCCCGACAACGGCAGCCCATCGAATTCTTTCCAGAAAGATCGGGCCGCTCGCCTTGGCGACAAGCGGCCCAAGTCTAGGGGAGGAAACGCCCAAGGAGGGCTGCGATAACGCCGAAGCGCTACTGCATACCCTACGCAAACAAAAACGCCCGACACGTCGAAGCGTGCCGGGCGTTGGTCTGTCTGAGGTCTTTGCCACGATTTACATTGGAACCATCCAACAGTGCGAGGATTGTCTCAGGTCCTTCTATGCCCTTTTCGGGCTCGCTATAAAACGCAAAAGCCCCGCGATTGGCGGGGCCTTGTGTTCCGATGCAGCAGCAGCCCGGGTGGTTCGGGGGTGGCTGAGGCGTGGCTCAGGGGTGGCTTATATCTTTTCGATATCAGCAAGAGAGAGCGAAACGCGTCTGGAACTTCCGAAGATGTCGACCAATAGATGTACCCGAAGTGAGTCGTCAAGCTCTTCAAGTGCCGTATTGGCCAACTGGGCAGCGTTTAATGTGGGTAATCGCTCGATCGAGCCTGGGAACGACGCGAACGGACCGCTAGCGACCCTCACCCGCTCACCGAGAATATACGGCATCTCGAAGAGTTTGGTCGTACCTGGAATGGCGCCGTCGATCTCGAGGCCCTGAATTTCCGCAATCATTCGCCACGGCACTTCGACCGGAAGGTCGTTGTTGCAGACCAGGCCGCGGATGTGGGCCATCTTGAAGATCTCGCGCCAGCGGTCCGCCGATTCTGAATAATCGATGAAGGCATAGCCTGGGAAAAACGGCTCTATCTTTTCGCGCATCGGCTTCAAGACCGCCTTGCGCTGCGATCGCGACAACTGATTGCGCGGCAGAGATTTCATGCTGCGCATCAGCGGACGATATAATTCGATCTTGAGTCGTCGCAGGAATTCGACCCCGACATTATCAAGCCCGTCGCTGATCTGAACGAGATGCCAGGACTTGGACGAAGGCGATGATGACTGCTGTCGCATCACGTCGACAAAACCAACAACATCGCCCTTTTTAAGCTGCATATTCATCTGTTCCCCTCGTTGGATTCAGGTAAAATCGTTCCGTCTTTTCGTGGTGGCCATCGGCAGGGAACGGGGATTCCGTTCTGCCGGATTTGCGCCTCGAAGTCGGCCACTCCCAGCGCGCCCCTGATCATCCGTGTGCCCCTGCGCATAACCATTCGCGGTTCGGCCCAATGCCCGGTCCATTCGTGGATCCGATGCCGCCAGGCGTTGAATTCACGGGTTTCCGGTTCGGCGACGAACCAATCGAGGATGTCGCTGCCGGCGAAGCGCGAGATCGCCCGAAGGTCTTCGCCAATCGGCGCCTTGCGCATAAGGCCGCTGCCCTTGACCTCGTCGTGGATCAACCGAGGTGGCGGAGATCCCGTCACCGTCGCCAATACCCGCAACGCCTCGATGTCGGGCCCTTCGTCGATCCAGGCCGGATCGACGGGCTTTTCCGGCAATCGTGCGTTGGAGAAATTGTCGAAGATGCGATCCTTCAGGAACCGTTCCGGCCGCACTGGCGGCGGTTTTCGCTTCGTCGCCTCGATTTTCTTGGCGTACTCCGGCGATGCGGCCGCGGCCAGTTCTTGTTCGGCCGGCGTGAGCGCGGCGAAGATCGGAAGAGCCTTTGGCCAGGCCCACATTTCCCGATCGGGATAGTTTTTCTTGAAGAACCCGAAATGCTCCGGTTCGGCTGATGATGTTGCTTCGCTGCTTTCCTGATTTTCAAAATCAGCCAAACGCCCCCCGAAGGGGGGTTGGGGGGAAGATTCAGGTTCAGGTTCAGAGATTAGGCCCTGGGCGGAGTCCAAGGGCTGGCCGAGGGCTGGCCGAGGGCTAACCGTTTCATGCTCGGAATTTAGCCCTTGCTGCTGGCCAGGGCTAATTCCATCAGCCCCATCGGCTCCATCATCCGGATTCTCACCCCTGGCGCGCGCTTCGATCTCATCCGGATCGGAATCAATCATGATCCGAATTTCATCGGTCGTCCGTTTGCCGCGCCCTTCGCTATTGGACCGGCCGTGCTCGTCCAGCCAGCGCGCAAAACGGACGATGGCGCCGATGGCCTCGAGAAATTTCAGGCGCGAGCGCACGGTGTCTGGCGAGACGTCGCAATCCTTCGCCAGCGTCTCGATTCCCGCGATGCACGTGCCCAGATCATTGCAATACAGGCAGATCGCGCGAAGCAGGGATTTGCCGAGCGGGTTGTTCAGGGTCAGGCTACGCGCCCAAGCGTGTGCCTCGTCGGAGGCAACGCGCCGCTTCCGGCGCGCGGCCCGGTCAGGTGTCGCGGTCATTTTGGTAATTCTCGTGATGCTTTTACGTGAAAACTGGACGCAGGACGCAACGGAACTGTTCGGTTGTGTCTCTATTCGGCGGCCTCAAGATAGAATTCGCGGTCGCCGGGTGCGTCGATATTGCGCGGGGCAAAGTTGGCGTTCACAAGTGCCATCGCCAGCGGCGGGCAGACGCTGTTGCCGCATTTGGCGACCTGGTCGGTCTTGGTGATCGGCGAGCCGTCAGGCCTTCGGTCGATGATGTAGGAATCGGGGAATCCCTGCGCGCGGAACAATTCGCGCGGTGTCAGCATCCGCATCCCGATGTCCGAGATGAAATAGGGTTCACCCTCGATCATCACGGTGACGAGGCCAAAGCGATCCTTTGTCGTCGCGGTGTGCAGCGGCTCTTCGAAACGAGGATCTTGATCAGCGCCATAATATTTTTGCAGGAACGCGGCGGAGAGTTGCGTTTTCCCAGCGCCATCCGCCATCACGGTGCGTGCGGGCTCATCGAGCGACGATCCGACCCCGGTGCCGAACTGGCGCAACAGATTGGCAGCGACCAATGATTGATGCGATCCGGAATGAAGGATGGTCGAGACCGGAGCGTCTATCGGCCTGCCGGCGTTGCCCTCGCCGGTTCGGCCGTCGATATTATGCTGCGCCAGGAACGCCGCGACTAGGTGCATATGCGCGCCGCCGGAGGTGATGGTGTGCGCCGGCTTGTCGGCTTCGTTGAAGGGCTTTTGCGCATTGCGCATCGTCATCAAGTGCGGCGCGACCACGACGCTGTCGGCCTTCGCGGTGATCGTTTGCACCGGCTGATCCGCGCCGCGCGGCTCCGTCTGACCCATTCGACCGCCGACACCGGTCACGAACGGCGTTACGATCGCCTTCTCGCCGCGATGCGCCGCCGTGACGGTCGCTAGCGGATCATCCGTCGCTTGCGTCTGGCCCGCACCATGATGCGTCAGGTTGACGATGAACGGCTTCGCGGCATCCAAGACGTACCGCTTCACGCCCTTGGCGATCCGCGCCATCGTGGCCGGCTGCAAAGGACGCACGGCGCGCAGGCCATACTTCGCCATGATCTCTTCCGAGGTGTCGAAGATCGAGGGGCACGGGAGCGACCAGTCGATGATCTCGGCGGCCGTCCGCCAGGGTTTTAGCCTGCCGGTTTTGACGGCTTCCGATTTCGGATCGCCGTGCGTCGGCTCCGGCCAGATGATCGGTTCGCCGTCCCTCCTCGCAATCAGGAATAGCCGCTTGCGGATCGTCGGCGCGCCGTAGTCGCAGGCGCGCAGCTCGCGCCAGTCGACCGCGTAGCCCAGCCGCCGGAGTTCGCTGACCCATTTTTTGAAGGTATTGCCCTTGCGATCGGGACAGGGTCTGCCGTCGATCGCGAGCGGGCCCCAGGTCTGGAATTCCTCGACGTTCTCCAGGATGATGACGCGCGGTCCTCCCCGACGCCGACGCGCCCAGCGCACGACAACCCATGCCAGATCCCGGATTCCCTTCTCGACCGGTTTGCCGCCCTTGGCCTTGGAAAAGTGCTTGCAGTCCGGCGAAAACCATCCCAGCCCGATCGGCTCTTCGATCTCGTCGGGATCGACCTTCCAGACGTTATTGTGCAGGTGTTTGGTCGAGGGATGATTGACCTCGTGCATCGCCAGCGCGACGTCATCGTGGTTGATCGCAATGTCAGGGGAAACGCCGAGCGCCATCTCGATGCCGGTCGACGCGCCGCCTCCGCCGGCAAAATTGTCGACGATGATTTCCTTCATGCATCCACCCCAACCCGCTCACAAACCGGCGTCCCCTGACACTCAATCCGGTCCAGCCCGCGCCAGAATTCGATCCAGTGCGTTGGGCGTCCGCCCTCGAATTCATGGCGTGTCACCTTGACGATGCCGCAGCCGTTGGCGCAGTCCCGTTCTGACTTGTGAGGAGAGATGACGACCTTGTCGCCCCAGCGATGCTTCATCGTGTCCTCCGTTCCGGCGGACGATGTTTGCGCGTCGCCACACAGACGATCGCAACCACCAGGGCGATGCAGATAAGGATGCCGGCGACGAGCTTGAGGAAGTCCATCATGGCGCGATCCTTTGTTCCGGCCAGATCCACTGCTTCCCGTGGGCGCAGCGCCGCTTGTTTGGCTTTCGGACCGCCCTGACGATCATGAAACCGTCGCCGACGTCTTGGGTCATCACCAGGCCGGCATTGCGCAGCTCGTCGATCGCGTCGCTGGAAGGCGCGAGATAGCCGTCGGGCTGCTTTGCGAGATCGAGTGCGAAGGCGGCGGAGCGTGAGAGGGGCACGGTCATGCAACCTCCTCAACGTGAGCGTCGAAGAACCCTTGCGCGCCGCGCATCGGAATCGGCGGCTCGAAATGCCTGATGTCAGTCAACGGCCAGGCCCAATTGAATGCGCCACGGTCGCTGTCGGCGACGTTCATCTTGAACAGATCGCAGGATTGAATCGGCTCGCCGACCACGGCGGTTCCTAGCGCCATTGAAGTCGGCAGCAGCCGGTACTTTTGCGCTGCGCGGACCTTCAGCAGCAAATCGCGCGCGAGGTCGAGATCGAGGCACGTCTTTTCATCGTCACGGCCGACGCCTTTGGCCTCGGCATCGATCCGCCGCAGCAGATCCTCGACCTCGGCCGGCTTAACTGGCCTCGCGCCGGCATGGATGACAATGCGCTGATTGCGGACAAAACGAGGGGCAGGATAGCCGCGGAATTCGTGCGGCTTCGCGCCGATCATGATCAGCGTCGCCCAGGGCTGCCAGATGGTGAGCGCTTTCATGCAACCTCCCTGCACTGCGGACGGTTGAACAGTTCGAGCAGCGCATCGCCGTGACAAATCGATCCTTCGCTGCACCAGCATGCCAAGTTGCGGTTGCGCAGCGATTTCAGGTTTTCGGCGATATAGGTGATGACGTGGCGCTGGCTTTCGACGCTGGCCTTGCGCGAGACCGCAAGCTCGCCGAGCAGCAGCATGCGGAAAAGATGCACGCATGTCGCCCGGTCGCCATCCTCTCCAACAACGAACGGATTCCCCAGCGGACCCGGTCTGGCGATATTGATCGCCGGCAGGCCATTCAACGCCAGCGAGGCTTGCTGGAGGTTAAACCCCTTGGCGCGGGAGAGACGGATGCGGACGGGAGTGGTCATCTAGACTTCTCCTCCAGATCATCTGCCACAGCCTTCGCAGCGAACCGGAATTCTTCCGTCAGAATCTTGGCGACGCCGCGCAGCGGAGATTCATCCGTCATGACCGATGCGAATGTGTAGACGGCCGCACAGGCAAGCGCGCGCGGCAAGCTGGCGATGACCGTTTCCATCGGCACGCCCTTGGCGCGCTCGATGTTGCAGAGCTCGACCGTTGCGATGCACATGCCCTGCCAGAGCCGAAGGAAGCATGCCTGTTCGACCGGCAATCCAGCATCGCTCTGCAGGATCGTTCGCTCGGCGAGATTGGATAACGCCGCGAGATCATCAAAACCTTCGGCGCGCTCGCCGCCATTCTGTCGGTTGATCCATTGGGCCAGCGTCGGGAGCGGTCGTCTTGCAAGGTCAAGATCGATGGTCATACCAGCCCCACTTCTTTCTCCGCGCGGCACTGGACGAGATCGACGGCATTAAATCCGGGACAGCGTTCGTCGAGGTCCGCCGAGCATTTGTCGGCATAGGTGGAAAGTGTCGCGCGGCAGCGGGTGCAAATCACACGGCCGCCGAACTCGGCACGCACGATCTGCTGCACGCGTTCGCGCAGTTCGCGGAGCCGGTTCGGGACCTTGCGGTGTGGCGCGAGCATCGGGATCAGCCGAGCTTGCCGAACACGGCGAGCAGTTCGGTCTTTTCCGCCGCGTCCGTCACGATCAGGTTGAAAGCTGCCTGCCGGACATGCTCGGCTCGGTGAAGTTTGATACCGAGCAGAAGCTTCCCCTCCTCCAGCTTCCACCTGAGGAACGCCGGGACCTCAACATCCGGATCGCCGAAATAGACCGGGATCGAGAGCACCATCTTGGTCGGAAGTTCGAGATCGCCCTTGGTGCGGGCCTCGGTATTGTCGGTGAACTCGAAGCTTTCGTTGTCGCTGGAGGTGCGAACCGCCTGGATGAAATTGACGTTGCGGCGCGCCTGCAGGTCGCGCACGGCTTCAAGCAGTGTGGCCGCGTCAGGTGCCTTGATGTCCGGCGCGTTCTCCTCGATAAAGCGGGCGAATTCGAGCTGCGGCTTGAGCTGGCCGTTGATGCCGGTCCAGGTCTTCCATTCCTCCGAAGGCGGAAGGTCGAGCGTCGCCTTGTGCGAGACCAGAGCAGCCTTGTCTGTGGCGTGATAGTCGATCGCACCGAGGATGCGGCTGATGGTGACGTCGGCGAACATCATCGAGGTCGGCGTCTTGAAGCGGTTGAGATAGGCTTTCAAGGCATCCGCGTTCTGCAGCGTGACGTTCTGCGCTGTGATTTTCGGCGGCAATACGTCGATCTTGTTTGGCGGCGTCACGTCCTGCTGCGAATGACCGGGCGGGAGGATCAGGATCTCGCGGCCGCTCGGGGTAGTGATGGCTTGCGCGACGCTGGCGGCTTTCAAGGCCAGATCGGCGACGGTTTCGGCTTCATTCATGGGTTAAATCCTCAAGGTTGAAAACGGGTGATGGGGAACGGAGTGGATCAGGCGCGTCCGGGCTCGCGGCGCGTGCTGTCTTCGAAGATATCTTTCTGTGCCGGGTCGGAGCGGTGCAGATCGCCATGTTCGTCGGAGAAGAACACGCCCTCGGCGAGATCGACTTCGGGGCACTTCACCTTGATGACGGGGATGATGGTTTTCTGCGAACCGCCGCCTTTTTCTGGCTTCACCTTCAGGGTGATGATGAGTTCGCCGGGCTTGCCGGTTTCATCGATTGCCTGAATCAGTTCGGCGAAGCGCAGCGACGCCAGGTCGACGGCGCGGCCCTTTCGTATCTCACGCAAGATGTCAGTAATTGGACGCATGGGTTTCTCCCGTGGTTGGTTGTGAAGTTGAGAGACGTTTAAGATCGAGCGCACTTCGCCCCGGCGCCGGGTCCCCGAACATCCCGCCGGTCAATCCGCGTTCGCTGATGCGGGAACGCAAATCCTGATCCGCAGCGAGGATCGATGAAGAGACGGCGCGGTGAGGGCCGACATCAGGTGCGGCTTGGGCAATAGCCGACGGCAGCGATTTCCTCGGCCTTCCGTTCGCGCGCATCTTTTCGCCGCGACGAAGCCGAAGCGTTTTGTAACGCTCGTCGATCCCCTGGATGGTTCGGCCGTCGAGACGCTTCACGATCTCGATGCGCAAGAGGCCTTCGTCCTTCAGCTGCAGAAGGAGGGCGTCTTCATCTCGAGTCCATCGTTTCCAGCTTCTTGCCATCAGCGCGATCCCCGCTTGCGGCTGCGGTCGAAGCGCTCGCCTTCTGCAATTGCCAGTGCGACACCACGCACAAGGTCGCGACGGTAGCCCGCAGGTTTCCACCAGCCATCGTTCCATGGCCAGTCGTGCGGCGTGGTGCCGGATTCCGTACCGGCGTGGATCAGGTAGCAGGCGCCGGCCTGTGCCAGTTCTCCGGGGTTGTGCTTATCGTCATGATCGAGCGACCAGCCCTCGCCTTCGATCTGCCGGAAGCGTTCGGCGATCGCGGCTTGAATGAAAGGTGACAGCGGGCGGCGGATATGCAGCGCCTCGAACATGCGGCGAAGCGAATAGGAGCGCACGATCGAGATCACGGTCATGATCAACGCGAAGAGAAGGTTCTGCCGGAATTCGATCGTGACGCCGAGCAGCGGCAGGAAGAACATCTGCGCCAGAAGCGAAATGCCGAAGCCGACCGCGATGTTGATCAGGCTTTCCAGCCACGACATGAGACGAGACTGTTTCATACGAGGCCGTGCCACTGCTTGAGGTGCCGAATCTTGCGTTCGGCGCGAGCGGCCATCGCTTCTTCGTCAAGATTAAAGCGCGCGACGACGAGATCGATATTGGCCTGCACATCGGCGATCTCGTCTTGAAGCCAGTCGCGATTGATCTCGCCGGTAACGGGCTCGCACTCGTCCATGCCCTGAATAATGCAGCGGCTAACCGCGGCTCCGCACTCGTTCAGCTCTTCGCCGAGCTTGCCGAGATGTTTCAAATCGACCGCATCCGTGATCGGGTGCCACGGGCTGGCGTCCCGGAGTTCGTCGGCGTTGCTCATGCCGCAGCACCTTTCGCAAATGGCGCGGTGTTGTCGGCATCGCGCTTCAGGAAGGAAGGAAGGTCGAGGGGATCGGATGGAAACTCGACGGCCACCTCGACCGGGCGATCAGTTAAACCCGGGGAAGTGGCCGTATCCGCCGCCATTGCTGGCGCCAGCGCGGATGGGGAAAGCTGCGGAGGCGCGGACTGAATCCTTACGTCCTGATTTTCATCAGGCGTTCCGCAACCGGTACTGGGGGCCTCGCGAGCCGTACCAGACGCCTCCTCTCGGGGTATTTCTGAATTGCTTTGGTTGCCCCAAGCCTTCCAGCCTGGGCGCGGATTGCGCGCGAACAGTTCGACCTTTGGCAGATCGGGCCATATGCGCTCGATCTGCTCGGCGAACCATGCCGGCTTTGCCGAATGATCGGTTTTCTTCTCGCTATAAAGCGATCTTGGTTGCGTGCCCGGAATCGGCGCGGGGAATTTGCCGCGCTTTGCGATCAGCAGGGTCTCGTGCTGATTGAAACCCCAATAGCCCGTTCCTTGATCGACCTTGTCCCAGCACCATTCCGAGACGTATTCGAAGCCCCAGTGCTCGATCGCGCGCATGGTATTGGCGAGCTGCGGAACGGTCGTCCAGCACAGCATCAGTGCGATGTCGGTCGCGAGCTCCGGGATCGGGAGTGCCAGTATCTCTGGCCATTCCATGGTTGGATAATGGTTCTCGATCGAGCGGTCGCCGAAACCGGATTTGAAGCGCGACGCCGGATCGAGATAGAGGATCGGGAAGCGTTGCGACGTATCGACATCGCGGTTGCCTGCGGAGATCTTCGCCAGCCGGTCATTGACCTCGGCAAAGCGCGCGCGGCGTTGGCGCGCACGGATGTCCTTTGCCGCGGAAAGGATTTCCTTCTCGCTTTTGGCGACAATTGCCAGCTGCTCGTCCTGCGGCAGGCTGGCAATGGCTTCCGCGGTCGAAACGGCGACCCTTCCCTGCTCTACGGCGTGCTGCAGGTCGTGCGCACCGTCGCGAAGCACGGTCCGCGCCCGCTCGATGCTGGCGTGCCCGACATTGAGAAGCCTGGCTGCGGCCCGGGCGGATATTCCCCCAATTGAGGGAATATGATCCGGCGCCGGTTCAAAAGGCTTGGCGGGACGGCCGACACCAAGGTTCGCGATCTTGGCCGCGACCATCGCCCGCTGGCTTTCGTCCAAATGCCGGCGCTTCAGGTTTTTCGAAAGCACCCACGCCAGCGGATCGCCGTCGACGTCGCGGTTGAATTTCCGGATCCACGGGTAATCATCTTCCAGACAGTCCGGCGAAAGCGGCTCGCCAGCCCGATGGCCCCAGCCCTCGCCGAGGATTTCGCCGGTCTCGGCCAGGTGCGCCAGCGCGTTGGCGCGGTTGCGGCCGTCGAGAATGGAGTCGCCAAGCAGCACGATCGGGTCGCGGACGCCGTTAGCGCGGATATCCTCGGCGAATGCCAGGAATTCCTCGCCCTCGATCAGCGGGAACAGTTCGGCGAAGGGATGGGCGGGAAGCACGAGGCCGGCGACCGGAAGCGCCCGCGGCGGTTGGCCCGTGGTACCGCTTGCAGCTTCACGATCGCCGACCTCGATTCCACGCATCATCGCGCGATCTCCGGCATGCCGCTGTCGAGCAGCCGGCCGGCTTCTGACAAAATTTCGTCTGCTATCTTCTGTTTCCTGATTATCTGCATGTACGGTCGCGTTGCAGACAATACCCGGCATACATCAGCGAGCCGCCACAGCTGCCATTGCCATATTGGAAGCCAGCCGTTTTTCCTTTGTGAGCATCTCACCAATCCGCCGCCCCATCGGTCGCGAAGCCAATGGATCACCTCTGAATCCGTTGAATAGATAGCTATCCGATACCGCTGCTTGCTCACCGCACCTGAGGCGATATGACCTTCGCCATCCAGCATGCCGGCGGTGTATGCAATCACAGCGACATCGCCGGGAACCGTCACTGTTGCGGGTAGGAATCGCGGGTGTGCAACCGGCTCAACGGCGTAAACAAAACGTTGAGCAATAGATCGCGGAACGCCATGTATCCTTCCAGCCTCACCGGCTGACGAGCCAGAACGAAAGGTGAGGATCACTGCCGAGCGAAGATGATCGTAAGGCGAGACTGAGCCGCGGCGAGGCGCGCGCATTTTGCAGCCCGCTTTAAGAAGAGCCTTTCTCACGCATTGGTGGCTTGCGGCGTACCTCGCCGCTAGCTGAGGAGTATTCAAACCAGACTCGTAAAGTCGCTTTGCTTCGACGGCGTTGATCTTCATGCCTCAATCCTCGGCATTTCGGTCCATATCCGGCCGTCAAGTTTCGGCGTCGGGATCTTCTTTCCATTCTTGGCGTGCTGCTTCCAGAAGAACGGCACGCCAGCATCGATGCACATTTCTTTGATGCCCCTCACCCATTCGATTGCGCATTCCCGCGCGCCAGGGCCGCTCTCCGCACCCGTAATCACCCAGTCGAGTTTGCCAAGCCCGCGATCGTGCAGCGCACTATGCCCGCCAACAACGCCGCGATGATTGATCGACGTTAGATTGATTGGTCCCAGAAGCGGCTCGGCACTGATGAAGCGCACCGCCGCCGGCGTCCGAAGCAATAGCGGAATCCGCTCGTCGGCTTCCTGCTGGCGCTCGGTCGAGACGCCGAGCCAGATATTTTTGAAATGCCAACCTATGGCACCCATTGTGTAGAATGCGCCGTTCGCGCCGAAACCGTGGTCAGTGTGGATTTGCTTCATCGCGATCGACACGCGGTCGACTTCGTGGTGCCGGCCAAGCGTCAGGCAATAATCCCGCATCCGCGCGGCGCGCTTGGTCAGCACCTGGAACGTATGTTGCGGCGACAGCGCCATCACGGCGAAGACCCGGTCGATCCATTCGTCGGGGCAGTCTTCGTGGAACAGATCGCCCATCGAGTTGACGAAATAGATGGTCGGCGCGCGGCGGGAGAGCGGTTTCAGGAAGAGCTTGTCGGGAGCCAGTGCCAGCTTGCCGGTCCAGACCGCGCTTCCCTTCACGCTCTTGGTGGTGCCGTCGTAATGGTTGACGTAGTTCGAGTTGCTGCCGCCCGTGCGGTTCATCTTCTGGATCCGCGCGGCCATCTTCATGGCGTAGCAATTGGTGCAGCCAGGCGAGACGATGGAACAGCCGACGATCGGATTCCACGTCGCGTCGGTCCACTCAATTGCGGAGTTGTTGCTCATGCGGCCTTGGCCTCCGCAGGTTTCGACGATGCCGCAAGGATCGAGCGGATCAGAGCCCAGCCGAAATCAGTCGGCCGGAAGAACGGACCGCGTGGCCGCTCGCCAGGGAAATGCCGGTACCAGATTTCGATAAGCTGGCGTCTCCAGAGCGGCACCATCGCCTCGCGCTGGTCACGGGTGAGTGTGATTTGAGTCCCGTCGGCGCAGCAGACCGCGAGGTGCTTTAACGTCGCGATCTGCCGGTTTGAGAGGCGCGGAGCCGTCACAGACATTCTCCGATGATCTCACGCCTCAAGGCTCCGACCTTGTCTTCCTCGGTTTGCACCTCGCCGATCAAGGCCACGATCCACCAGCGCTCGCCTTTCCATTTCGGAGGGACAAACGTCGCGTGCAGCGCGTTCTTGGTGCAGATCTTCAGCGGTCCAGCGATGGTCTCAACGGTGCCCGGCGCGACAGGATCATTTTTTCCGCCATTGCTGGCGCGGCCGTTCTTATCGGATCGCCAGAACGCGACGGTCGCGCCCTCCTTCTGCAGCTCGCGCAAGCGAGCCTGAGAAGCGTCTGGCCACTTCCGTGCGAAGCACGGAATGGTGGCCAGCCAATATTCTTTAGAGCCGTAGCCGGAGCCGTCGCCGCAGCCGTCGCCGTAGCCGTAGCCGGAGCCGTCGCCGGAGCCGTCGCCGCAGCCGGAGCCGTCGCCGCAGCCGTCGCCGTAGCCGTAGCCGGAGCCGTCGCCGCAGCCGTCGCCGTAGCCGCAGCCGTAGCCGTAGCCGTCGCCGTCGCCGTAGCCGTAGCCGTCGCCGTAGCCGCAGCCGTCGCCGTAGCCGTCGCCGCAGCCGTCGCCGTAGCCGTAGCCGTAGCCGTCGCCGTAGCCGTCGCCGCAGCCGGAGCTATTAAGAAATGAGTGCGGGACTTCGCCCCGCACGATTCTTGCTTCCGCTATTTCCATGGCGCGGATTCCCATGCAGCCACGGCAGCGGTCGTGACTTCCGCCACGGACGTGATGTCGCGCAATTCGATGTCGGCCGCGGGGCCGACGCGGGCGCCTTTGACCGGGCCCATGTTGGCAAGGCCCATAAAGCCCTTGTTTTCGGTTGGCCAATACAAGCAATTGCGCGCCGCGCGAAGCTTGATCGAGGCGCCGTCAGTGTCGGTCGTGTAGCCGAAGAACACGCCGCGATGCGACGTCGTCACCAGCACGGCACGCTCGGACACCTTGTCCTCGTTCGGATGGTTGATCATCACTCTCTCCTGCCCCTGAATCGCCGAGGCGCGCGATTTACAAATTCAGTTACGCTTCCTCGATCACCAGCGCGTCGGCGCGGTAGGGATTCACCTGGCGATAGGTCAACGGGGGATCATCGAAGAACAGGAAGGGATTGCCTTCAAACATTACGACTTCGGGGAGGTCATCGGCGATCACCATGGTGACCATCGCGATGCGCTTGCCGGCTAGATCGATCAACGCGGCGTCGACGCCGCGAACCGCCGACGTTCGTGGCTCAGTCCCTTTGGTGGAAGCGGCGCATGATTTCGCAGAGGACGGCGCCGAGCGCGTCGGCCGGCGGCTCATTGCTTTCAGCGAGCCATCGCCGGCATGTTCGTGGATCTGCGCCCGTGAGTTCAGCAAGGAAAAACTCCGTCTTCTTTGGCCAAGCCATCCTTGCCAGATCACGGAATTGAATCCGCGCGCTGTTGAGTTGGATGACCTTGCGGACACTTCTGTCCGTATGTGTCGAAAACTGCCCGTCGATTACTGTGGCCGGATCAGCCGGCTTCCCCGATACAAGGCGCATGACGCAAACTCCCGAAACGCAACACAACGCAACATGAAAACAGATTTCGAAATGCTCCGGCTCGAAGCCGTCACCCGCAACGTGATCGCGTTCCTGATCCTCACCGGTAAGGCCTCCGAGTCAGGGACATGCCGGGATGAAGCTTCAGCCAGCGCCGGTCTTCCCGTGAAAGGCGGGGATGGCGAAGCATCATGTCGGCGAAGATCGCGACGTTGAGCGCAAGCCAGGTGATCAGGATTGCCCAGATGATGGTCATATGTGCCGCTCCCGCCCGGAACGAAGCGCGATGACGGCGATGACGAGCGCAACCGTGAGGCCCAACAGGATTGGAGAGATCGCGGTGAGGAAATGGAGGAGGGTCATGCTGCGAACCTCTCAGCCGTTAATTTTTCCTGAACCGCTGCGCTGCGATTGTCCGACGATCTCGCAAAATAATTTGTTCTTGCGCGATCGCAGGCTGTGTAATGCTTTTCCCTCGCCTTGTGCCGGGGGGTATCATGACAGACGAAGAACTTCTGGAGCAGGCGAGTTCGCTTGCGCCGATTTATGTCGATGGATTTGGGGCCTATCGGAAGGTCAATGGCGTGCTGCGCTGCGTCGGTTTCGTGCTCGAGAGCGGTGCCCAACTCAATCTGATCGTGTCGCTGGCGGGAGCGGCGATCGCCAACCGGTTGACGAAACGCACCTTGGAAGGGCCGCCGACCGACAGTGTGCAGATTTGGAACGGTTCGGCGCTTACTCATTGAGCGGCCTCACCGAAGAAATCTGGACGAAGATCCTGGCGCGGAATTCCGGTCTCCCGCTCGACGTCCAACACCCGGTTGACCGGAACGCCCTTTTGCCCCCAGCGCGTGACGGTCCCCTTGTCGATGCCGAGTTTACGGGCAAGATCGACAAGTTTCAGGCCGCGATCGCGCAGCAATTCGGAAAGCCGGTGATTCGTCATGCCTCGATTAGTTGCGCAACTCGCAACAACGGTCAAGAGATAAGTTGCGCAAAGTGCTAACGACGGAGTTGCATCGTGGATTTACCGTTGGATATGTCCTCTCCGACCCGAATCCAGAGCAAGCGCCTCCCAGCCAAACAGCCAAATCGGCCCCATTTCATCCCGGAATGGGCCGAGCGCGGCGGTTTCGGGAGCCAGCAGGCGCTCGCGAACGCCTTGGAAGCCGACAAAAGCTTGGTCTCTCGCTGGTATAATGGCTCCAGCCCGACCAAGCCGTATCAGAAAAAACTGGGGAAACTCTTCGGCTGCGCGCCGGAGGCGATTTTCGAGCACCCCGACAAATGGTGGCTGACCCATTTTCTGAGCGGCAAGACGCCGGATGAGGTCGGGCGCGTCAAACAGATGCTTGAGGCCGCCTTCCCAACTGGCAATAAGGGCTCGGAATAGGCCGAAAAGCCAAGCCGCGCGCTTTCACTGAAATAACCTGTCCAAAAGAAGTTGCGGGTTGCGCAATTCACACTTGCGGAAGGTTGCGAGTTGTGCAACTGTGTTTCACGTGAAATGACTCACGGGGAACGGTCGCTTGGACACGCTTAGCTTCAACGCCTGCCGCTTTTGCGACGATCCCGACCAGCATTTATTCGCAGGACCAAATGTAGTTGCGGTCATCGTCTCCCATGGTGGCCGTGCAGTGCTTGTCTGCGGAAAGCTCGCCGCTGCTGACGTGAACGAAGCCGACCATCTTCCTCTTGCTCTCCCGCACCATGTGAATCTCGCCGACCGTGAGGCCCCTCTTTGTATATTCGGCCCTCATACTCGCTTTCATAGAAGCGATATCGGCATCAGTGAATCCACCGGGTGGCCAGAAGAGATAGGCCAGTACGACGACGGTCACGATCGCGACAATGCTCTTCATTCCGGTCGACCCCCCTTTTTTCTCCGGGACCTCGGCGGCGGCCTCTTGCGGCTGAGGGGTTGCCTGTCGTTTCCGCGGAAACCGGCCGCTAAACCCCAACAGAAACGCGAGCGCTACCGGGATAACAATCAATATCCAGTTTGCCGCCCACGCGCCCACCGCTTCCCCCTCCGCACGCTGACGTTGTCCGAAGCTACCATCGCATGAGCATGCCCGCCATCCACTTCCAATCGATCTATCGGCGGTACGGCCTCGTGATCTCCGAGCCGCTGTGCGGCCCTGAGCGCGGAAGCGTCGAGACCTCCCCACTCAAGCACGAAGTTACCTGTCAGTTCTGTCTGCGTCTTTTAACCGAGTTGAAGGAATTCAGTCATCCCGGAAGGAATGCGTTCACATGAAACTCGTTTCGACAAAACCTTTCCTGCTCGACGGCCCCTTGATGCTGGCGATCGAGCGCCGCAAAGCCGTGCTGGAGCGGATGGCGCGGGACCTGGTCGCCAACGGCGAGGATCTGACCTGCGACCGCGACGCCGTCCGCGTGCTGATGGCATGCGGCTATCCGAACCTCGACGTGGCGCTGCTGGCCGGCGAAGCGCGGATGGTGGCGTTTCAGGATGTCGTTGCGCGGGAAATGTCGCGGCCATGATCGAGTGGAAAAACACTTCGTGCGGCAGTGAGCTGCAGGCAGCGCAGATGCGATTGGCGACGACCGATCAGTCCGATCGTGGTTGCGGCTGGGTTTGGCACGTTCACGCCGACGATTATAGTGACCAAATGGCCTGTGGCGGCCATCTTCGGTCCGAAGATGAAGCGAAAAAGGCGGCCATCGAGTTTGTTCGCAGCTATTGCACAAGCGTTCTCAGCGCGCTTTCCGATAAGCCCACGCAAGGTGGCCCGACCGCCGCGCACCCTGACGCCCCTTATTGCAAGCCCGACCAGTCGTGCTGCGATTTTTGTTGCGGGAACTAGGATGAACGCCTTCGCCAACAGGACGGCCGGTCATGACTGATCAAAATAGATCGCGCTACGCACCAACGAAGGCCGCCGTTATTTGCCTGGTCGCGCTGTCGATCGGCCCGCTGACGCTCGAAGGACGTTTGTGGAGATTCGACCGGCGGTTCTTCAGCCCCCGCACAGTGAATGATCTGATCGCGCTCGGCATGGCCGTGCGGCACGGCAATGAAGTTAGGTCCACATGATGAACGCTATGCGGATAGCAAAAGCGAAACCATGCCCGTTCTGTCATTCGACCAACGGCTTCGTTGAGCGGATGGATTTGTCCTCTTGGCAATTCGTCTGCAACGACTGTTTCGCGCACGGCCCAAATGTCTGCGATGCCGATTGGGAAGATGACACGGCGCGCGCTGAGGCTACCCGCGCATGGAATCGTCGGAAACGGGCGCCGGAAGGCGTCAAGCATCCGGAGGCGGTATGACCGTCATCTCCCTGATGGCCGCCGAACTCGACCGCAAACTGCAGGAGCGCGGGATATTCTCGCTTGGCCGTGCCGAGTGCGAGGCGATCGTGACGCGGCTGCTCGCGCTGCCGGCGGAACTCGGCAACACCAAGCCGATGACGAAGGAAGATGCGGACGAGATATCGAGGCGGTCGACGTGAGCAGAACCCCCGCCAACCGTCCGCCGTCCTTCATGAGCCGCGCCGAGCTCGCGTGGGAACTCAGCATTTCCGAAAGCACGGTTGATGAATTGGTCCGCCGCGGCGTAATCCCGCCGGCCATGAAACTGACGCCCGGCTGCGTCCGATGGTCGTGGGCAGCCGTCGAAATGGCCCTTGCCAGGCTTGCCGGGACCGCCGACGATGGCGACCCGTTCATGACGGGGGCCAGGAATGCCATCAAAACAGCGCCAGAGAGCCGCCGTGGAACTGCCTAAGGGTGTCCACAAGGTCACTTCGCGCGGCCATGAATATTACTATTTTCAGGCCGGCCGCGGCACCACGGCGCCGGGCCCGCGGATCCGGATCGATTATGATCCGCAGACGCCGGAGTTTTGGGCGGCATTACAGGAAGCCCAGGGCAAGAGCTCGCTTCCGACCATCAACACGGTCGGTTTCGTGATTGACCAGTTCCTGGCCGTTACCGCGGCGACCGTCGAGAAGATCACGCTCTACCATTACCGAAGGTCACTGGATCTCGCCAAGCGCGCCTGGGGCGATCTGCCGATCGACGGGATCCGCCCCTCGCACGTCAAGGTGCTGATGGAGGGTATGGCGTCGACGCCGGCGAAAGCCAACCACTTCCTCTCGACCATGAAGTCGATGTCGGGCTGGGCGCGCGTCAAGGACTTCACCACCCAGAGCATGACCGAGGGTATCCGGGCCTACAAGCTCGCTGGAGGGCATAAGCCGTGGACCGACGCCCAGATCGCGGTCGCCCAAGCGAAGCTATCAGGGACCGTCCGCAGGGGCTTCATGCTGTATCTATACACGGGGCAGCGTGGCCAGGATGTCGTGAGGCTCGGCTGGACCGATATTGATGAGGGCGGCTTCAATCTGGGGCAGAAAAAGACCGGCGTCGAAGTCTGGTGCCCGATCGTCTCCGAGCTCGCCGGCGAAATGGCGTCCTGGGAAAAGCGCCCCGGACCCTTCGTGCGCCAGGCGAACGGACAGCCCTACGATCGCAAGCTGTTCTGGAAACACTTCACTGAGGCGATCGAGGCCATTGCGGAACTGGACGGCGTGACGCTGCACGGCTTGCGCTGCACGGCCGTGATCCGCCTGCGGCGTGCTGGCCTATCGACCGGTCAGATCGGCGATATTGTCGGGATGTCGCTCGGCACCATCGCGCGCTATTGCCGGTTCGCCGATCGCAAGAGCGGCGGCAAGGCCGCACTGATCAAACTGGACGATCATAGAACGTCCAAAGAACAGAAATTGTAAAACACTGTAAAACAATCGGCACTTTGTTCAATGAATTCAATATAGGCGATTAGTTCGCCTATGTCATCCACGAGGGCAAGGTTCGCGCGCCGTCCGGCGCAATGGAATTGATCGCGCGCGTGGCCTAGTCAGGTGCCCCCATGGCCAAATCCAGAAAACTCTTCACCATCGGGTATGAGCAGACGCCGGCCAGTTCCGTGCTCGACGAACTCGAACAGGCCGGCGTGAAGCTGTTGGTGGATGTGCGCGCGGTTGCCGCCTCCCGCCGTCCCGGCTTTTCCAAGAACCAACTGGCGGCAGGACTAGACGAGCGCGGCATCTCATACCTGCATCTCCGCGGCCTCGGCACGCCGAAGGACGGCCGCGACGCCGCTCGCGCCGGCCACTTCGACACGCTTCACAAGATCTATGCGAAGCATCTGAAGACGCCACAGGCGAAAGAAGAGCTCGACGAATTGTCGGCGCTGGTCAGGAAATCCGGCCCGGTCTGCATCCTCTGTTACGAGCGCGACCACCGCCATTGCCACCGGCAATGGATCGCCGAGATCATCGAAGACCGCGACGGGGTCAAGGTGGAGAATTTGGTGGCAAAGCCGGTGTAAGGGCTCGTCATTGCGAGCGGCAGCGATGCAATCCAGAGCCTCGAAGGAAGCATGGATTGCTTCGTCGCTTCACTCCTCGCAATGACGGAGGGAACCACCCGTCCTTGCCATCGGCCGAACAACGCCGCGCCCTTAATCCAGGGTGCGGCGGAAGCGCGTCACCGCGATCGTCATGGCGAGCACCATCAATGCCAACAGCGCGAGCGAATCATATTCCAGGTTATGCAGTGTCGCGCCCTTCAGCATGATGGCGCGGACGATCCGCAGGTAATGCGTCAGCGGCAGGCCTTCGCCGATATATTGCGCCCAGACCGGCATGCCCATGAATGGAAACATGAAACCGGAGAGCAGGATGCTCGGCAAAAAGAACATCATCGACAGCTGCATCGCCTGCAGCTGGTTCTGCACAATGGTCGAAAACGTGTAGCCGATCGAGAGATTGGCGGTGATGAACAGCGTCGAGAGCAGCGTCAGCATGACCAGGCTGCCGCGCACGGGCACCCCGAACAGCAGCACGCCGATGCCAATAATCAGCGCGGCCTGGATGAAACCGACCAGCACGTAAGGCAGGATCTTGCCGAACATGATCTCGACCGGCTTGATCGGCATCGACAGCAGGCTTTCCATGGTGCCGCGCTCGACCTCGCGCGTCACCGAAAGCGCGGTGAAAATCAGCATGGTCATGGTGAGGATGGTGCCGACCAGACCCGGCACGATATTGAGCCGCGACGACGCCGCCGGGTTGTAGCGCGCATGGGCCCGGATCTCGAACGGCAAGGACGGCGGATCGCCCGCGAACAGGTCGTGCGCAAGCGCGGTCTGAACCACGACACCGAGCGCCGACATCGCCGAGCCAGCCGCCACGGGATCGGTGGCGTCGGCGGCGACCAGCAGCGCCGGATAGTCGCCGCGCCGCACCGCGCGCTCGAAGCCGCGCGGGATCTCGACGCCGAACAGCACCTTTCCCGACGTCAACAGATCGTCGAACTCGGCAACATCGTGCACTTCCCGGGTGAAGTGGAAATAGGAGGTGTTCTCGAGCGCCTTCAGGATCGAGCGCGCGAGGTCGCTGTCTTCCTGCAGTAGGACCGCCGTGGG